CCTCTGGCGGGATCATCTTGCCAAAGTCGGGCGCGATGCGAATTGCCAAATTCAGATAGATCGCTTCATTGGCAGAATCAGGAACATTGGTTTCTTGGTCGAGGTCGCTGTTCTCGGGACTGGTCGGCACCGGGTAACCTAATCGGATACCCTTCGCATTCCACGTCGCCAGCATCGAATCCATGTCGCGCATGGCAGAATCGAGTTGGTCCGGCGTCAGGTCGAAAACATAAGCAGCAAGCCCCGCCTTGCGGAAAGCCTGCTGGACGAACTGTCTTTTAGTCCACGACATGATCGGCAATCATCTTGCCCAGCTTCATGTCGCTGGTTCTGCCGTCAAATTTCAAGCCTAATTCCGTGGCCTTTTGCTCAAGCTCTGCGCGAGTAGGCGGTGCATTGTCATCCGGGATGATCGCTTCGGCAGGCTTCACAGGCTCCAACACTGGCGGACTGATCGCGGTCAGCATGTCAGCATACCAGCCTTCACCAATCGCAGCGTCGAACGATTCGGCATCATCAACGCACTTTTGAGCGTAGGTTCCCCCTGCCCGTTGCAATGGACCGGGACATTTGTAAACCATGCGAGGGAAGATCATTTCTTGCCTTTCATGGCCTTCATGTCAGCCTTGGACATTGGCATACCTGCTTTCATCTTGGCTTTGTGTGCAACAGTCATGGCGATGGCTATCGCTTGCTTTTGCGGTTTTCCAGCTTTCATTTCAGCCTTGATGTTTTTGCTGACGGTTTTGTCAGAATAGCCTTTTTTGATCGGCATCAGGATCTCCTGTTAATGGCGCGAGGTTTCCCCCGCGCCAAATCATTAAGCCAGGCGGTACGTGACAAACGTATTGGCAGCAGTTTTGCGAGTGCGGAAACGACCAGATGTAACAGTGGCCACTGCAGCAGTCCCTACCAGCGTATGGCCATCAGCAGCGGTCACGGTGAATGCATTCGCACCCGTTGCAATGACAGACCAGTCAAACGAATCACCGATAGCAAAAGCACCAGCCGAATCAAGCACCGTACCCGTTGGGACAGTACCGGCGACAGCAGCGGCGGTTGTCGATGTAACGATGCCAGACAGCATCATTGCAGCAGTCAGTGCGCCGGTTGCATTCAGCACGCCTGGAGTTCCTTGCACGCGATTGATCAACACAGCGTCGGTAACTGGATCGACACCAACCGCGTATTCAACTGCAGCAGCGCCAGCCTCTACGACAATGGTTGCGCCGGATGCATAGGCACCGAAGACAGTCTGGCCAGCGGTCACAGAACCCAGCAGAGTTTTCGTTTCCGGGAAATTGGGATAGCCAACGACTCGGTAAACTTTTGCGGTGCCCTTGGTGTAAACCGCGATGCTTTCGGTTGCAGGAATGGTGATTTCTGCAGTACCTTGAGGATAGATGGTTGTGGATGACATGATTTTTCCTTGAATGAGTTAAGTTACAGATTTTTCCTTGCGCATGGCCTCAAGCCGTCTTGCGCGTATTGCCGGGTCTTTCCAGAGCTCAGCCGCTTTCGCAGCCATCGCAGCCTTCTTTTCTGGAGTCCATGCTGCGCGGATTGCTGCAACTCGTGTTGCAGCAGCATCCTTGTCTTCCCATGCGGCCTTCGCATTGGTAGATAGCTTTGCTTTCGTTTCGTCGCTTCTTGGTGCTTTTGGCTTGCCTTTGGCTGCTGCGCTCATTTTCGCCCGAGATTCAACAGAGAATACTCTCCCTTTTAATTTCTCGCGCGTTGAGTCCAAGCACGCCCATCCATCAGACCTACGCATCTCCCAGAATGCTTTTGATTTACGGCTTCTTTCTGCTCGCATTTCAGGAGTCCATGACGCCTTCGCGGCTAATATCACTTTCTCACGATATTCGACATTTCCCCAATTAGCTTTTGATTTCTGGCTGAGCATGATTTTTACATCATCACCAACCTTTCTTCCAATTGCCTTTTGTGAAATCTTCGCAGCAACCTCAGCATTCTTTGATGGTGCAGTATCACCGCCAATCGACAAGTTATAGCCAAATGGAACCATCGTCTTAAATCTGGAAATTGCTTCAATCTCAGCGGCGTGTAATGCCTCTTGTGAGTCAGCCTCAGCCAACACTTCAACCACAGGCTCACCATACATACGCCACGCGCAATGAACAGCCAGTAGGCTGCCCGTGCGCGCTGATTGACGATGTTGAGTAATCCGAGTAATCATTTTTCGGCTCGTTTGACCTATGTAGCTTTTCCCAGAAGAGAACGTAAGCTTGTAAACCTTGTACATGCAACCTCCAAATGTTTCATTGAAGGCTGCATTGTATTAGGTTTACTTAAACATCATCATGTCTGACTAAAAAGTAAAATGCCGGCCATTTCAGGTTGTTTCATGACAACACCGAAGCGGATGTCCCAGCGGAACTTAGTCTTCATCGTGTTGATGTCATACCATTTCTGCATCACCATTTCAATACCTTGGTCGGTCGATGCACGCATGATCGAGACGCCGGAATTGTCCGGGATGGCGTAACGACCAGGCAGAATCTCGATTGCATCGCGGTGCCAGAACGGATTGACCGAAGCAGTAACGGTGTTCAAAAACACAATCGCGCTGTTCGCGGCTTTGGTGTTGATCACACAGTTCTGATACTGAGCTGAGGCGTCAGCAGCCACCTGGTTCGTGATCATCGGGGGGCTGATGGTCATGGTAGTGGCAGAGTCAACCGAGATAACGCGGAAGGTCTTCAATTGACCAGTGTCGCCCTTGGTGATGTGATGCACCGCGTTGAGAGCCGCTACCGTGAACGAGTCACCAGCAGCAACCGAAGCAGTGCTGGACACGGTGACGGTCTGATAGCGGTTGTCGACGTTGGAAGTCTCACCGGTCGTTGCGGTAGAGGTTGCCTCGGGAACATAGTAGTTCAGGCCAGCGTCAAGCGTGTTGATCGTCAGGCCAGCACCACCAGCGGCTGCGGTCTTGCTGTTGGCGTAGTCGAGTTTGTAGGTCTCGAAGCTGGCCACAGTACCGACAAATGCCTTTTCGTAGGCAGTCGTAGGCTTGCCTGTCATCGTTGCGCGGCTTGCCAGGTTGCTTGCCATGCCGTTGTAGTCGCGAGTGGACAACGCGAGGTAACGATCGAAGCTCTGCACGCCTTGTTCGTTCATGATGGCTTCACACTGGGCGACATCATCGAAACCGGATGCAGCAGCAGAGCGCTTGACAAACAAAGTTCCTTGATTCGCGGCAACAGCCATCACTGCAACGTTGATGTCGCTGGACAGCTTTTGAGCAGCAGCAACACCGAGTCGGCCTTCTTGCAACAGGTCGCGCAGTTCGGTCGCGGTCAGGATCGCGGTAGAGTGCTTGGCGTATCCAATTGTAGAGGGGACGGAAAGCTGGGTAGCTTCCTTAAAGTTTGCCGTTGCATCGGTGCCGTCAAACGACTGCGCGATGTAAGGCTGCGGGCGCCAAATGGTGTCATTGGTCCGCTCCATGGTTTGAGAGTCGGTCTGGTATTTGCTGACGTTGCGCGAAAGCACCAGAGAGTCATCGAACTTTTCGAGAACGTCTTCGAATGCGACTTTCTCTTCTTTGCTGAATTCATTGGCCATGATTGGCTCCTAAAAAATGGTGAGGTTTTGCGATTTCTCGCGCTATCTCACCAATTCCAGGAGGCGGGGCCTGTCAACACTCGCATTTAAAGCCTGCGGACGGCTTTTAATACATTATGCCCGTTTTTGCTTCTTGTATGCAATAACTTTGCTGTAATCGCCTGATTTTTCTGCGTCTGACCGTAATTTTTCCAGGGTAGAGCCGGTAACGCCTGAGATTTTGCCACTTCCTGTCACTGTTTTTTCAGGGGAAAACGTGGGTTTTTTGGGTGCTGTTTTCAATTGAGTCTCCAATCTTGCGACGGCAAATGTGAATTTAACTGGATCGGTGATGGCTGCAAGTTCTTTGGCCTTGTCGGGGTTCTTACCAAGCGCATAAACCACCAGGGCAGGATTCGTGGCACCTTGCAGGATGATGCCCTGTTGCGTTACAGACAAAACCTCACGCGCCACATCCTCTGCATCTTCAAAGTCAGGCACCTTGAGCGATGTCTTGGCTGTACCATAACTGTCCAAGCGTTCTTGCCATGCCTTGGCTTGTTCATCCTGTTGCTTTTTCTGTTCGGCTTCTTTGGCTTCGACCTTTTTCTTTGATTCGTACCAGCTTTCCAGGGCTTGCTCGTATTTATCAGAGTCAAACTCATGATCTTCAAGGGTCGGCTTCTTGCCCAATTGGACAGTTTTTTCAGGCTGAGTCAGTTTGGCTTTAAGCTCACGGTTTTCTCGCTGAAGCTCTCGATTTGTCTTACGCACTTCGCGCACCCAGTCAGGGGCGTGCTGATCTTCCTCTGGTGGTTTCTCTTCGCCGATGGTGACTACGACCTCTTCTGGCGTTTCTTCGACGGTTTCCTCTGATACCTCTTCGTCTTCAATAACCGTATCGGTGCCGCCGGTGTCTTCACCATCGTCTTCAACTGGCGATTGGAGTCGTGCCATCAGGCCTTGTTTGCGTAGATTCATTTGATGTTCCAGTCTCACCCGTAGATGCGCCGGGTGGTTGCGCGTTCGGCTGCTGTCCGAATTTCTCAATCACTTGCATGGCTTGCTGTTGTTCCATGTCATCAATTTCAGCCGCGATTTTCACCGTCTCTGCTTGTGTCTTTTCGGCGTTGGCGATCACCAGCACGGTATCGGCCCGGGCCTTGGTCGCCTTGGCTTCAGCTTCTTTGGCTGCGGCTTGCAAGTATTCGGTGTTTGCGTCAGGTTTGGCATTGGCCTTGCTTTCGGCCAGTTTCTGCGCTTCTTCTTCGGTGGGCTTGACAACTCCCATATTCACCAGCTTGTTGCGGAAATAGTCCTGCACATCCGCCAAGCCCTCGCCTTCCATATTCATCATGATCATAGAGCTAAGCACCTGCATGGTTTCCTGATCTGTCGTTACCTGCATCATGCCCGTGAGTGCTCTTACAGTGGCTTGGCGCTTGCTGGAGCTGCTCGGGCCGACTTCGGTCGTGATGTCAAAATTAGCGCCTGTCAGGTCATTGGCCTGGATCGTGGCGCCAGTTTCCTTGTCGATCATGGGTTTCATCAATTCGACCATTTCGACCTCACCCTGCGCATTGATTGATTTGACTTTCCGGCCTTTCTCCACCAGTACATCCTTCGCCATGGACAGCCACACCTCGCCGCTGCGCTTGATGGCCTTCGCGTGGTTTGACATGTAAATGTAGGTCTGCATATCGAGTTTGTCTTGCACCAGCTCAATTGCTTTACCTGAGATATTGGACACGATCTGTTCGCCAGCCTGCTGATTGCCCAACAGGTCTCTGATGTCCTGTTCTGTCATTTGCAGCAATGCCGCCATGGCCGGGGGAATATTCGGCACGCGGGTATAGGCCAATGGCCCCGCGGGCTGCTGCATACCATCCGGGCCTGTCACTGGGTTGATCAGTAAATACGGGTAGTTTTTGATGTTGTCTTCTTGCCACATTACCTGATGCCCGGCGATTTGCTCGGGTGTAATGATTGGCTTTTCGACGCTGGACAGTGCAGATATTTCAGCAAGCTTTGACATCTGCATGTTCTTGAGTCGGGATGCATCTACGGACAACCTGACATGGCCCATGCAGCGCTCGATGTTGTCCACGTACCATCTCTTACCGTAGGACACGATGATCGGGATATGCCGGCCTGCAATGTATCCGCAGTCCTCCAAGATTCCACCACCAGACATGATGTACTTGCGTACCTTGCGACGCTTCACTTTCTTTTCGCGTACCAGCTTACTACCGATAGCGTCCAGCTTTGCTTCAAGCTCTTCAGTCCATGCGGATTCCTGATATCGGGTTTCCACTCCCTGCAGGTCTTCATAAACACGCACGGTCTCGCTGACTTCCTCCACTTTGTACATCTCAGCCACAAATACGATATCAGGCGATGCCCAGTCGAATTCGGACTGGTGAACTATTTTCGGCCATGATGTCGGGTTATCGTCGTACTCTTCCTCATACGCGCCCCGGCTCATGGATCGCAGCACATAGCAGCGTTTGGCATCCGCTTTGTCTTGTCGCTTGGCGTCGAGGTCAAAGAATACAGAGTTGTCAGCGTCGGTGATTGGCTCAATGCAGATTTTCAGGTAATCATTTTCATCGTCTTCATCATCGTCGTAATCAGCCCTGAGTCTCCATGCTCCCATGCCACCGCCGACAGCCTCCTCAAATGCGTTGTCGTAAGCCTCTTCCGCACCGCTGTCCTGCTCATTCGCCCGGTACATTGCAGCGCAGACATCAGCCAGCGCATCGTTTTTCTTTCCCGTCTTGCTTACAAAGTTCACCGTTACGCGGTTGTTACGATACTCATTGATGATGCGAATTACCGCCAAATGCGTCTTGTTGAACTCATATCGAGGTTTATTCTCGAATTGTTCACCAAGTTTCCCTTCCCACATCGCACCAGGCACAGAGTAAAAGCGCCTGTCTTTCAGGCACTGCAACCGCTCATCACGGTATGCCGCCTGGATCTGATCGAATTCCCGCAGCGCATCGGCGTGGATGTCCTGCAATTTCTGTGAGTTTGATGCCATGATTTAGCCTATGTTTTGCGGATTATCTACCATCGGTGCGAAGTGGGCAATGGCATTGCAGATACAGGTTGAGCCTTAATAGCCCGTCTCGCACCTTCACATGCGTACCTGAGCGAATCGATTACATGATTGTCTTTGTCTGCCAGTATTGGTAAAACCTTCC